CGGTAATCTGGGCAACACCGGACTCTAACCCCGTGATATACTTTATGAAAATATACTTATCTACGTCTGTCGCTACAAAAGACGCGACACCAGCGGTAGCGGTAACTGCCGTTCCTGTTACAGCCGACAAAGTTAGAGTAGTCGCCTGAGTCGTATCCAACACCAACGAACTATCTAGTCGAGTAAAAGTTTTTTGGAGTTCAAAAATTATGTTTCGGTATTTACTATCGTCTGTAGCCTGATTTTCTTTGGAAGTAAAGTAGTCACTGAAATCCGGAATCTGGGGATCTGATGTACTATACTCAATAAATCGTCGAGTCAACCCATTGATTGTCCTCTCTACACAGATCGAAATCCTATCGAAACCAACTCCCTGGGGTTCGGCAGAAACACTAAGTACCTTGCCGTCCCCACCAACATATTGGCGAGCCCAACCGGCAACATCTTCTTTGGATAGGAAAGTGCACGTTAAAAGAACACCATCGGTACGTACCGCCCAAATAAGATCCGGTCGGCCTTGGGAAACCGCAATCTGGGTAATAGACGGATAAGTAATATCTTCGGATAAGAGATTCTTATCAAACGCGTAATAAGCATCACTTAAAAGATCATATTCAAAACTCCTAAGAGTCCGGCCACCTGCCTGGATATAAACTAACTGGTTCCCTACAAAGATCTGTCCGATATCCGCGGCCGCGTAACTCGAGATCGGGTTAACCGCAACTGCGGTGGGTGTGATAGCCGATCCATCTATGCCGCCATTGGCCTTATAGAGCCCGCCAGTCGTTCCGATAACCATGTAGGCTGGTGAGGTACCAAACCACAAGATCCGGTCTACAGTGAGGTTCTGGGAGGTCAGGGTATAGACTACAGAGTCAAGTGCCCCGGTACCAACGGTAAAATTATCATATCTGGACTCACCGGTGGTATCACTCGGACCCATTGACCCCCAAAAGACATCCGGATCGTCATTGGTACCACCCATCCAAAATCGACCGCCATAGAAACCCGCGGCGCCAGGGTATTTATTCGCCCCAGTGAAAGGATCGGACGTTCGGGTGTAAGTCGTCAAATTCCATGCCGCATGACCAGACCTAGTAAGTTTCATGGGCGCATAAGACGGATGTACTATGTACATAAGATCAGCCGTCTGCGCGGTCTTTAACTGCCAAAGATTCGTTTCGATATACGGAGTCGTGATTTCGTATATCCTGGCCACATTACCGTTAGAGGTAAACGCTCCAAAAGTTGTGGTATTGATATACGCGCCGTCAATGGTCTTTAATTTAAAATCGTTAGCCGTTTTATCCGAGACAATATAAAACTGCCCGTTAACCTGGGTCATACCCCCTATACCCGAGAAATAAATTTCATCACCATCTAAAAATCCATGGCCTACGGACGTGACTACTCCTTGGGCGGCCTGGGTTATCCCGGTAACTGTCTTGGCTGTTTCAAGCACAACGCCGCCATTCTTATAAACTCGCATTTTTAAATCCGTAAATTCGAGTGTATAAGATTGAGCGGCGTTGAACTTGAAGGTAACTAGAAATGCCCGCCTGTTAAGACGGGTATGATTCACATAGGCAAAACCCGAACGATAAAAAGCCCCACCGGTTAAAAGAGGTATAAAATTTCGACAAACCTCTAGTCCAGTTGAGTAAAAGGGGCGATCTACTCGCCCCCATACACTCGGAGATAACTCTCCAGATGCAAAGTTATTGTAGACGTTACTCGTTATCATTCAGGCATCTTACGATAATGTTACGCCGACTTCTTTAAGGACGGTCCATTTACTCGTCCCAGCCAGTAAGACAAGCGTCTCATTCACGGCATCAAATGACGCAGTTGTAGCCGCAGATCCGCCCTGAACATTGGTCAAAGCCAACGTAAGAGTATTCCCGGCAACTGTCATCTGAATAACTTTAACCTGGCCGAGCATAGTAGCATCGGGCGCGGCTAAAGTAACCGCATAAGCACCGGAAGCGGCGCTTAAATTCGTGCATCTTTTGGTAACTGAAATTGCGCCAGTCACAAGAATCGTCTCAGTTTGAGCCGATAAATCCAACAGGCCAAGTTCTGTTACGGTAGTTGCACCAGTAGCCGCTAAAACAGCGGCAGCAACTTCAGCATCCGAACCGAGATCATTGACATCAATAACCTTCCAGGCCTGGGCCGTGGCGTCATAAACCGGAACTAAATCCCCTGCCGCGATAGCACTCACAAGTAAAGCGGTCTTCAGGTTAATAGCCGTAAATTGTGTATCCGCAATTTTTGTCATTCAATCCTCCTAAGTAAACAAATGCTTCCCATCAGTGTAGGTTTTACCCTGGGTAGCTGTACTACGTTTTATCATTACTGGACTTATATCTCTCTGTTTAATTGGATTGTCGCGGCCATTCTTCGTGCGGGCTTTCGCCTCCAATTCTTTTTTCCAGGCATAGATCTCTTTTAACCCCTTATTCAACCCGGTAATAGCGTTGCCAAAACGTATGGCCAGTTCTGCCGTCAAAAGTTCAACAAACAACGGATCAAACCGAGTCACGGAAGTTATGTCACGAACGTAACATAGATTCAGAGAGTCGGCGGCACTGTTGTCGATTAAAATTTGACCTTCCTCAACAGAGTATTCTGTCTCGTAATCGTCCTGATAGTTATCACCAATAAAGACTACGTTTAGAAAATCGTTGGGGAGAAGATAGGCATCAGAATAACCAAAGGCCGGGGCGGTATTATTGCGGGTGAGAACTGCACGGGTTCGAGCGAAGTTCCAAGCATAAGCGCCAAGAGTAGAACGACGGGTTACGTCGTACCACCTGGCGCCCAGGGCTTCGCTATCGCTTTCGGGTGTTTCAATACTCGTTACTTTATCTTTGTGTCGTAAAAGGTCAAAGGAGAGGTTACAAATATCAACTGGTGAAACCGCTGTAGGCATAACACCCTCCTTTGACCTCTTAGTCTTTTTACTTAAATACCTTCAACATACTCGATAATACCGCAAACAGTTCCCGCTGCGGCCACGCCAGCTGCGGTAGTGATCGCGACATCAACCGAGTTGTATTTCACTTTATCAGCATCCGCGACACCGGCCAAAGACAAAATATCCTTGCCAATATCCGCGAGTGCCGGGGCGAATCTTTCGGTCATTGCTGAACCGGCGTTAAGATCTGTGGCCACCATAAGGCAATCCACATCAATTACCGCTCCACCCACTTCCAACGGCTTATACACACCGATAGAAGGATTGGTAAAACCGGCAATGGCGTCATTTGCCGTCTTCACACTCAACACGATCGCGGTCGCGGGAAGTTTGCAAAGACGATAGACAGACGCATTGTCGTCCGCGGCTGCGACTTCAAAATTGAAAGTCATAGCCCGACGAATTGAACCTGTGGCCCTAGCAGCGATACAAGTATCGGCTGCTTTGGATTCCACATTATCTGTTACAAAAGCATTGATTACAGCCATGATATCCTCCCTTGTTTAGTTTATGGTTACGGGGTTAAACGCACGCGCTGAATACGAACACCCTGAGTACGCACGGCGCCTAATTCCTTGATGACGTTGATAATTGCCGTCTCGACCTTCAACGGGTTATCTTTTACTTCAACTTTACGCTCAAGGGAAATCCCCAGCACTACACCGTTTTGTGCAAGCGCGAAAGAAATTCTTTCGCCGCCAACGGTTTCAAGAATCGGATCCGTCACACCAGCACCGAAGGCGATTAAGCCCATTCCAAGTGCTTGAGTGATCGAACCACTTTGAATCACGTACTGCGAAGTATAATCTCCGCTTGTGAGCTCGATTTCGCTCATCAGATCCGTATGCTCGTCACCCGAGATACCAATCACGATGGGGGTTAACCCAACATTGCCAACCTCGTTGTCTATGAAATTTGCGCGAATCTCGAGCAATTTTTCATAGGTAAACGCGGCGGTTGCATCCACGGAAAGCACTCCGTCAGTCGTGTAAGACACGCTGGTCCCGAAATTGCGGCCGGTGTACACGGTGGCGAAAAGTGCGTCATAGATGATACGATCGGTTTCTCTCTCGATTGCGGCGATACAAAGACGTGC